GACATGGTAAATCATTACATTAATAACGCTATGCGCCCGATAGACGACTTCATAATTGTATAATGAACATTTTTCAAAAAGGTTGGAATAAGATTAAAAACTTGGGTTCAAGTCCGGCAGATTTGGCCGCGCTACTTGGCGGGAAGACGTTCGGCGGCTTTGTATATCCATCTTACAGATATTTAGCTTCCGAGGGGTATAAATGTTCGGAATTGGTTTATTTCATCTTGAACGACATTGCCACAAGTGGAAGCCGAATACCTCTATTGCTCGACGAACAGCCCGATTGGGTGCAAGAATTAATGCGCAAGCCTGAAATGGGCGGCGATTATCCGGAAGGGCAGCCGCCGACGGTTTATACCGATTGGATGTATAAGGCGCTAATTCATAAACAGCTTGGCGGCGCTTGCTACGCATTGCCGACCACTGGCACAAGGGGCCGAATTATGGACCTTGAATTAATTCGTCCCGACCGAATAAGCCCAATCGAAGACAACGGGGAACAGTTGAAAGGCTGGAACGTTGTTAAGTATGGAATGTCGAAGCCCTTTATGGCTGGCGAAGTCTTTTGGTCCCACAAGCTTGACCCATTGCGAGACAATTACGGTTGGCCCGCTATGGCTTCGGCGGCAAAGGCTCTTGCCCAACGAAACGAGATTTCCCGCCTAAATATGCAGGTATTGGCGAACGACGGCGCCGTTCAGGGCATTATGAAGCTGAACCAAGGCGCCGACAAGATGGCACGGACGCCGGACAAGGAGCAAATGAACGCGATCAAGAAGGCCGTAAACGAAAAGCTTGGAGCGGGTGCAAACGGCGAAATTCCGGTTGTCAATTGGGATATGGTTTACGAGCGACTAGGCCAAACAGGGCGCGAAATGGATTGGACCAAGACCAAAGAGCAGAATGCCCGCGAAATAGCTATTGCCAACGGATACCCGCCTTTCTTGCTTGGATTCTCGCAGGGATCGACATTTGCAAACGTATCAGAAGCCCGACAGTTCCTTTGGAATCATACAATCATACCTTGGGTTGAAGGCATTCTTCAGGATTTGGCCGTTTACCTTGCTTGGGTTTCCGGCGACAACTCAATTCGACTTGAAGTCGACAAGTCGCAAATCTTATCAATTCAAGAGCAATTACGCATCCAAGCGGAATCAGACCGCAAAAACTACGAATCCGAATTGATTTCGCGCGAAGAATGGCGCGAGCGTAACGGATACGACCGCGAAGTTGACGGCGAATTGAAGGTTGATATGCGGGGCTTGAATGGTTTACAACTGCCGTTCGATGGTAACGAATAATACATGCGGGAAAACCCACCATTCCGGCCATTGTTGCGCGATTGCACGATATAAGCAGCGATTGAAGCAACAAGCGGTTGCCCCGATTCTTCAGGTTTATACCAAGCGCGAAATCCAAATGTTTCGCATCCTTCGCCGGTATTATTCAGAAATGGGAAAGAGTTTGTCGGAAGCATACCTTGAAGACCCGCAAAACGGGGTTGAAAACGTAATTGGACAAGCCCGCGACCCATTAAACGACCTTTTGCTTGAAGAAAACAGCGACACGGCAGCCGCAACCGGCTCTTGGCAGATTGTGAACTTCCGCAAATCAAGCCCTAGGCGCTTTCATACAAAGCAATTTGACGACGCAATAAAGACCATTTTGGCCGATTTCTTGGCTTCTGAAGCACTTAATTCAACCTTCTTGATCTTAGACACTGACCGCAAAAACGCCGCGAAGATCATCGCAAACGGCATTGAAGAGGGACTTGGGGAACGTGATATTGCCAAACAATTAGATTTGGAGTTTTCCGGAAACCTTGGCAAATTCAGCGCGGCCCGCATTGCACGAACCGAAGTCGGCATTGCTGGAAGTAAGGGCCAAGACACGGGCGCCCGCGAAATTGGCGCCGTCGATAAGGTTTGGAACGCCGTCGAGGACTCAAGAACCCGCGAATCGCATTCGAACCAAGACGGAAATCGCGTTTCAATGGATCAATTCTTTTACCCGAACGGCCAAGCCATGCTTTACCCGCATGACACCCGAAACGGGGCAACGCCGGACAACTTTATTAATTGCCGTTGCGTCGTCTTGTATGAATAGGCTTTACAATTTCCCGCAAATCTGATTGCTTCGCATCGTGAAAAAGAAGTTCTACAATTTCCAATTCGAAAAGGCCGACAATGAGCAACGCACAATTATGGGCATGGCGACCACTTTCGGCAATAAGGACCTAGACGACGACATTATTGTTGATACAGCTTTTGACGAGCAGTTTGGGGCGGAAACTTCTATTAATGCCAAGGCTCTATGGCAACACCGCTTCGACACTCCGATTGGAATGAATATTGTCCAGAAGGTCCAAGGCGGTCTTCAGGTAATAATGAAGCTTGCGGAAGGCGTTCAAAAGGCGGACGAAGCCTTGGCGCTCGCAAAACAGGGCATTATTGATTCTTTTTCTATTGGCTTCGGCATTCCTTCGGGCGGCTACCGCTACGACGAACAGCGCGAAGCATACATTATTTCAAAAGCAGAATTGCGCGAAGTGTCTCTTGTGACATTCCCCGCAAACCCGCTTGCAAAAATTTCTGACGTAAAGAACGCTAACGACCAGCACGAACTAAAACTTGAGTTGATTTCTCACTTGCGCGAAGCAGGTTACGCGAAATCGCTTGTAGAAACTGTTATAAATGCGGGTGTTAAAGCATTGGGTGATCCAAAAGGCGAAGATGAAGCACAGAAAAACGAGAACGTAAACGGTTTACTTCTCGATCATCTAAACCAAATTAAAGGATCAAACCATGTCAAAGACGACTGAAGAACTCTTATCAGAGATCAAATCGGCTCATGAAGCTAATGCGTCGGCGATCAAAGAGCGTATTACAGCGCTTGAGAAAGGCCAAGCAACTGGCGACATTGAGCAGAAACTTGAAAACACTCACAACGCACTTGAAAAGCTAGAAGCGCAAGTTCTTGAGCAGCAAAAAGCGGCAGACGCCGAAATTGCAAAGCTTAAAAAAGGAACCGGCTGGAAAGCAGAACAAGAAAACGAACTTGCAGAAAAGCGCCGTTCTATCCTGAACGACTTCTTCCGCAAGGGTATGTTGGGACAAGAGCATTGCGAGTTTAAGCCTGAAAAGTTGGCTGAAAAAGCAGATACCGACCTATTCAAAACCAAAGATATGTCTTCGGGCGTTTCTCAGGACGGCGGCTTTTTCGTTATGCCAGAAATGGCAAATTCGATTCAGCTTTTGGAGAAAGAGCGCACACCAGTTCGCAGCATTGCAACAGTAATGTCCGGAACTGCCGCTTCATTCCAACAGCCAGTTCAAACAAAACGCCTTGGCGCTTCTCGCGTTGGTGAAAAAGCGGCCCGTCCGTCTACTGATAGCGGCGAATTGCAGCTTCAAACCGTTACAGCGTTTGAATTATACGCGAATCCGCAAATCACTCAAACATTGCTCGACGACAGCAGCTTTGACTTGATTGGATATGTTAATTCGCAATTGGCTGACGAATTCAGCATTACAGAAGGTTACGAATTCGTTCACGGCGCTGGATCGGGTTCAAATGAATTCCGTGGAATCTTGACGGCTCCCGACGGAACCGACTTTGGACAAATCCAGCAAGTTGAAACAGCGAATTCTGGTGAAGTCGTTTACGAAGACCTTGTTGACATTGACGAATTGCTTCTTCCAGCGTTCGGAAATGGCGCTTCTTGGTTGATGAATCGCACAAGCCGCGCGACACTTCGAAAGATTGTTGACCTTGAAGGACGTCCATTGCTTCAACCTGATTTGCCAAACGGCGGCCTTCCGACCGTATTCGGCAAACCAATTGTTGACGTTCCGGACATGCCAAACATTGCGGCAGATAGCCTATCAATCGCTTACGGTGATTTCCGTCGCGGTTACATGGTTTACGACCGTATAGGCATTCGCATCTTGCGCGACCCTTACACAAACAAGCCATATATCGGCCTTTACACAACTAAGCGTTCAGGCGGCGAAATCTGGAATCACCAAGCATTCAAGCTTCTTAAGACTAAGGCGTAAAACCCTTGTCTTTTGAAACCTGATTAACCTTAAATTGGAGAATTAAAAAAATGTCATTCTCAGATCAAAACACACTCGACAATAAAGTTGCGATTCCAGCCGGAAACGTGGCAGCAAACGGCACTGTAAGCGGTGTTGTTATCGACACGCAAGACGCGGAATCAATCAACTTCGCGGTTCAAGTTGGCGCGGCTACAGACGGAAGCTTTGCGGCTGAAATCTACGAGTCGGACGATGCTGGCATGGCTGGCGCGACTAAAATCGACGCGGCGAACGTTGAAGGCAATGGCTACGACGAAGCAGTTGCGGCAGCAGCGAACGAAGTTTATTCGTTCCAAATTGCTCGCACAATGTCAAAGCGCTATGTCCGCCTTGACCTTGTCGTTACTGGCGTATCAACCGGTTTCGACGCGGCGGCTCTTTGCATTAAAGGCGACCTTGCAAAGACGTTGACGAGCGACAAAAACCCGACCTAATCGGGACGAGTCGAAGACTTATAAAAAGGGGGGCTTGCAAAAGCCCCCTTTTTTTGTATAAGGTTCAGGAAATGAGGCGAAAAGAGACAACCGACTTCAGCGCGATAGTTCCACCGGTGACACTGGCGGACGCAAAGCTTCATGCGAGAATCAGGGCTTCACAAACAAAAGACGACGCTTATATTACTGAGATTATCAAGGCGGCAACGCTAACAATCGAAGGTTACACTAATAAGAGATATACCGAACGAAGCTTCGATTTAGTGTATGATTCGGAAGAAATTTGCCCGATTCTGGAATTAGAGACTTTCAACGACGATTTGACAATTAGCGCCGCAACCCTGAATTTGGAAGATGGAACCCCGCAAGCATTGGTTGAAGGCACGGATTACGCAAAAGCTGGTAATCGGATTCAGTTCCTTGATTCGTTCTCTAATTACGCGCCGCGTGGCTTGGATGCGCTTCAAATCTCGTATTCGGTAGCACTTTACACCGCCAGCCCTGAAATCGTCGAAGCGATCAAAGAATTTGTAACGCATCATTATGAACACCGAATTCCGGTTGTATTGGGCAAAACCATTGATTTGATACCCGCAAAGGTGCTTACTCTCATTCAAAACGATAGAATTTGGAACGTTTAGATTATGCCGGTAAGGGTTGGACAGCTTAGGGACTGCATAGACTTATTAAAACAGGTCGACGCAATGCTTGATAATGACGCTACACAGGACGAATATTATCAAACAGTAATCGAAGGCGAATGGGCTTACGCAAAGCCGTTCAATTCTGGCGCCCAATACCTCACGACCCGCAACGTTGAAGATCGGGTTACACACAAGTTTTGGATTCGATTCGACGAAGACTTGCAAAATCGGGGCGTAATCGACCATTTGACCTTTGATGGGCGCATGTTCGAGATTCAAAACATTGTATTGGATGCCGAAGAAATACGCTTTATCGTCCTTGAATGCCGTGAATTAGGCTTAATTGAAGACCCAAATCCGGAAAATACTTACGATATTAGGCCGGTCGCCCCGTAATGCCAGTAACAAGCGTCCAAGTCGAAAACGGAATTGCTGATTATAAAGGCTTTTCAGCGTTTGCGCCGTCATTCCAGAAGCACGGAAAGAAGGCCGTAATTGAATGGCAACGCGCAATTCAGAAGCGCGCAATTATGGGCATGAAGCGGAACAAGACCGGAAAGCCCGTAAAATCAGGGCGTCGCGGCGGCCAGCGCCTACACCGTCCAAGCATTAAAGGGCAGTATCCGGCAGTTGATACCGGTCGACTTTGGCGTTCAATCAAGCAACGCATATTGACGGGCGGCTTTGAAGGCATTGTTTACACAAACGTAAAATACGGCAAATTCCTTGAAGAGAAAGACCCGAATCGGGGCGGACGTCCATTTTTAACCCGTGCAGCCCGAGAAAAAGAGAAATTAGGAAGCGAACTTGTCAAGCGGGCAATTTTGCGTTCAATGGCGGAAGCTCAAGTAAAATAAGACCATGCTTTTAAAAGAATCGACAGTTGGCTTGATACCATACCTTCAAAACGCCCTAAAGGGGACATTTTGGGGCGATCCCGCCCGCGTAACTTGCGGCGCGGATATGACGGCAGCCTTGGACGGCCAAACCAAGTTCCCAACCCCGCTTATTGTTTTAGCCCTTGGACCGACGACGGTTCAAAACAAGTCGGAATCTTCGGGAACGATTACGGCTCAATACATGATTGAACAATTGGACGTATTCGCAGTTTTAAACGGAAAGCCCGATAAAATAGGCGGAATTCCAGTTGACCAAGTCCACCAAGTAAGAATCGACTTATTAAAAGCAATGCTTGGCATGAACCCTTCTACCCTTGCCGATTGTTTTGACGTCGACTTTGGTTATTGCACCCATTCAATTATGTATATGGGCGACGATTTCTTTGCCTTCGACCGCGAACGATACGTTCACGAATTCAATTTTGAAATCAAAAGCGAAATCAATTCGGCTGAAAATGGAGTTGGCGATACATTCCCCGAAGCAATCGAAGATTTATTGAATATACATGCGGAAATGCAGCAATCCGGAGTCGACCCCGACGCGATTCCACCGCATACAGATATAAACGTTCCGTAATTTGTGCTTGATTAATTGATTCAAATATGAGAGCTTGCCGCCATGTCAAAGACGCCGAAAATTAAAGTCACGCCTTTAAACGATAAGGCATATCACCCTTACAACAGCAAAAAGAAGCTTTCCAAGGACGGCGAAGTTTTCGACAGGCTTTGCACACGACTAGCCCGCCAACAACGACAAGGCT